CTGTTGTTGTATACTACAAATGATATGAATGTGAAATTGGAGTCTATTACTTTTCCGGACGCTTTCTTTAATCGTATTGGTGAACACGCTTATCGTGTTCAACCAAAAATTGAATATGCGCTTGTTGTTCCACGAGCTAATTCTGGCACATATATGCGTAAATTGGATCATACGAAGTTGAATCCAGATGTTCCAATTGATTTGAATGTTTATGAGTTTCAGAAATTGGTACGTGATGAACGTGCCGATAGTAAATGGATTGAACGTGGCAAGCCAATTAATTATATAGAATTCTCACAAATGATATGCGAGGAATGGCGTAAGCAAAAGGAACGTTCAATGAATAAATTGAAGTTTTTGGAAAGTTATGCTATTCGTGCACACGTTGGTGAGGATTTCGTTGATTGTGTTTATGATGATGATTTCTTTAATAATGACATTGCGAGTAATATTCATAAAGGTGTTGACCTTCTAGAAATAGAAGCTCTCTACGCTGATGATGATGTTATTTTTAAAGCTTATTCCGAATATAAAGCTCGACAACGTCGTCCTGGTGTTTGGGATAAAATGAAAGATCGTATGGATCTTGCATTGCAAAAAGTTTCAGGTTATTTGTCAGGATTGTATGAAGAGTCATCTAAAATTATTCGTGAACATCCATATTTGTCTGTTTTGGGTTTGTTGGGAATGGCCTTATCTGCTTTTACATTGTATAAGTGGTTGGAAAATTCTTTTTCTGAAGATGAGGTTGTCGCTGAAGCTGAAGTTGGTGTATCTGGTGACGTTAAATCTGCAAAAATACAAAAATTGCAGGTTGAAATGAATACACTTTCAGTGGAGGAACAACGACAATTTATAGACACAATGTATGGTCATTCATTGATTGGTGCTGGCACTATAGCTTTGATGAAACGCAATAAGTGGGGCATTTATGCTGAGAAGTATGATTGCCAGGCTGAAGTTGGTGTTTCTGGTGATTCTAAAACGGCAAAGCAGCAAGTCAAACGTGTTGAGGTTGGTGTTTCTGGTGATGCAAAAACCAAAAATGTTGCTCAGAAGCGTGTTGAAGTTGCAGATGAGAGATTACTTGCTATGGCACAGGGCTGTAGTGATCAAGTGGCTCATAATCTTGTTACTGATATATTGCAGAAAAATACATACCGTTTGACCTATATGCGTGGCGAGAAACGAGTGCCATTTGGTAATTGTACTTTTGTACGTGGTTGGGTTTTTGTTATGCCATATCACTTTTTGCATGCTTTGTTTGCACGTAAATTGGCTCCTGAAGCAATTATTAGTTTTTCTCAATCTAAGTTTGAAGATATTATCCAGATTCCTTTGTCTCATTTGATGACTGTTGGAGTTGATGGTTTTGAATTGACTAAGAATTGTGAAAGAGTGACTTTTAAGGATGGAACTCATCGTGATTGTGTTATTGTCAACTTGCATCGTCGTATGTGTCATCCTCATCGGGATTTGGTGAAACATTTTGTCAAAACTAGTGATCAGGGTAGTTTGCAAGGTAGTTTTAATGGAACACTTGCTACTTTCCATGAAAATGGTAAAGACCTTCATCGCACATATCAATGGTTGCAGAAAATTCGTCCTTTGGATAAACAGATAACCATTTATTATCCTGAAGACGGTTTTGATTATGGTTCTGAAAGTTATACACAACGAGATTGTTATGAATATAATGCACCGACTCAGGTTGGTGATTGTGGTTCTATAATTGGTTTGTATAATAATCGTATGGAACGTAAACTTATTGGTATGCATATTGCTGGTACTAACCAGGAATATGGTTATGCTTGTCCATTGACTCAAGAATTGATTGATGATGCGTGCGAAAAATTGATTGGTAAAGATTTTCGCAATATCAGTGCACAATTTTATTATGAAATGCCTAAGAATGTTGATCCAACTATTGAACCGGTAATACCTGATGGTCTATTTTGTCCTCTTGGTAAGGCTGACAAGAAAGTTGGTCAAGCCACTAAAACTGCTATAATTCCATCCTGTATTCAAGGTGAGCTGTCTGAACCATTTATGAAACCTGCGCTATTGAAACCTACTATGATTAATGGTGTATTACATGACCCATTATTGAAGGGTTTGAAAAAGTGTGGCGTAGATACAGCAGTTTTGACTGATGAAGAGGTCAAATCAGCCGCTATGGATGTGGCTCAATTAGTCTTGACCCAAACAAACAGCATGATAGATCGTACAAAGTAC